AAGACATAACAAAAACCCTCGAAAACATTGATTTTTCAAGGGTTTATTTTTATTTTTTAAATGCCAGTCTCGTTTCTAAACAGATTTACTATAAAATACAATAGTTTACAATAAGTGAGTATTTAAAGGGATTTTTACTTGTCCTAAAAAACACTTTTTCGGATTTTTTCAACATTTCACGGATTTTTTGCCCTTTTTCTGCCCCTTATTGAAATAAAACTAACGATAATTTCCAGCGAAATAAACTTTTCCATTTTATAACAGCTTCTATTATAACACGTTTTTTTACCATAGAAAACAAAAAAACCGCCAGCAAACGCCAGCGGTTTAGTGTGTATAATTAATTTGAATTTCTTTCTTTTTATTTTGTTGTTTCTTCGACTTTTTCCGGATCGATAAAAGTAATTAACCCGTCCGGTTCGACTTTAAAGGCCGGTTGTTCGTGGAGTTCCCCGTTTGCTTTCAGATAATACCAGCCGTCACCGTGTTTCACGAATTGTTTGGATAACATTTCCCCGCTTTGTTCTGATAGGTAGTACCATGTTTCGCGGTATTTCACCCAGCCTTTTACCATGCCACCGTCATTGCCGAAAAAGTACCATCTGTGATTGATAAAATTCCAACCAGTAACGGTTGCCCCTCGTTTGTCAAGATAGAACCAATACTTGCCATCATAAAACCAACGATTGATTAGACATAGGCCATTTTCGTCGAATCTGAACCATTCATTATTGATTTTCTTCCAGCTATTAGTTGGATAAGAGCCGTCCGCTTCTTCCCACCACCAGCCGTATTCACTTTGTCGCCAGCCGGCTTCAGTATTCACTCCGCCTTCAATATCTTTTTTGAATTGTTCGCGGGTAATGCCCCACTTAGCAAGATATGGATAAGGGTCAACGTGGTCTGAATTATTGTTCGGTTGGTTATTCGTACAGTATTCGTGAGTTTTGATTCCAGCTAAACTATCGGAATCAAGCGTTTTTGGAATTCCCGCTTCATCTGCAAGGTCACGCAATAATTTAACGTATAACGCATAATCGCGCATGAATTCCTCTTTTGTAGCATGACTTTCAATCAATTCAACTTGGCCGTATCCTTCGACGTTCCAGCCACCGCCCACGTCCCACGCTCCGCGGTCAGTAAGCCACGTTTGCAGAATCCGGCCATTTCCCACAACGTGAGAAAAGAAGCCAAGATCTGCGTCTTTACGATAGTGGTAGTCTGCTTCATTCTGAGCGGTTGAGTTACGGTTTCCTGTTGAGTGAGCGTGTACTTGTCTATAAGGTTGAATTCCCACTTGCGGGAGATTCGTTCTTAGTCTGCTTTTGTCAATTTCTACCATGTTAAATTTCCTTTCATTTCATTATGGCAATGTTGTAGGCCACGGGTCATCTGTGACATAAGATATTAATGATACCCGAATATCGCCAATATCTCTGTCTGTTGGTACTGGTTCTAAGAATTGAAATCTTAGATGATTTGCATCAGTAGCTGAACCTATGTACCAAGTGCCGTACGGAACACCGTTATCATTGAAGATTTGACCGATTAACGAGAAAGGCGCTCTAAATCCATACGGTATATCGCCATTATTAATAATGAACATCTTTTTCTCTCGGTTGCTAGGGTGTGGCACATAACCAGCACCATTGCGTCTAAGAATACCAAACCATCCCCATTGCAGACCGTCAAATTTGTATGTGATTTGATTGTTGATACGGCGAACATGTATCGCTGAATTACCTAAAACTGAATACGCTCGTAACTTTCTCCAACCTGTATCGCCCGTTAGCACTTCCCAGCCTTGCTTGTCAGTCCCTTGCCGTTTTATCCATTTTAAAGCACCGTTAGTAACATTGGTATCAACATAGGTAGTACCGACTGGACCAGCTACTTTCCCGTTAGGAAAACCAGTTCCGTGGATTTCATATTCATTAGCTTGGGTAGCGGGTGCGTTTGCTGGTTGACTTGGAAGCGTAACACTACCACCACCATCAGATAAAGTCAAAGTCGTTCCAGTCAAAATTAATTTTTGAGGGATACCGACACCATCACGACCATTCTCGCCTTTTGGACCAATTAAACCAATAGGCCCTTGAGGTCCAGTAGGTCCGATTGGTCCTTGTTCCCCACGCTCTCCTCTTTGTCCGTCTTGACCTCGTTCGCCTTGCAAGCCTTGAGGTCCGATAGGTCCTTGAAGTCCGTCTGCTCCTCTTGGTCCAGTATCGCCTTGTGGTCCACGTTCACCATCTGCTCCTTTAGGTCCTATCTGTCCTTGAATACCTTGTAAACCTTGCGGGCCTTGTGGTCCTATCGGTCCACGCTCTCCAGTTTCTCCCTTGTCCCCTTTAGGTCCGGGAATTAAAGCAATATTTTGTAATTCTTGTTTAGTTGCAAAGTTGCTTGTATCAATATTAGTCTTGTTTTCTAACGTCGTTACACGCTCTCTAAGGGCGCTGTCGTCATACACGGTATCTTTATCTGTCTTTGTCTTTAAACCTTCAATATCGCTTAAAATACGGCTTATTTCACTACGAATATTGCTATCGTCATACGTTGCACCCTCGACATGAATATTCTTGATAGCTTCTTCTAGTTCAGCTTTCGTTACAATATCCGTTACCGCCACAATGCGTTTTGTGTCTTTCTCAATAACGGGCAATTCGCTATGTTTATCAATTTCTGAAACACGAACCCCAAAAGAGAATTTAAGAATATCTGCCGATTGTACGACTTTTTCAGCATAAACGAACCCGTCAACGATTTCATCTGTCGTGATTAAAGCTGTATCGAATGGAATAGATACAAGATTATCTTTGACTGTTCCCGCAACTTCCAAAAGCCGATTAGTTGTTTTAAACTTGAATAAAACGATAACTTTCTCAGCGTTTAGACCGTTTAGCTTTAATTCAATATAAGCGTTGTTCTTGTCGTGACTATAAAATTCCTCTTTGACTTTATTTAAGCCGTCCCGAACGTCAACACAAACGCCCGCTTGACGTTTAATAATTTTCTTCAAAGGTTGCCCCCTTTCATTTTAAAATTAAAAGGAAGCCTTATGGCTTCCCTTTTCTAGTCTTCGCTTGGTTCTGTATAAGTCAATGCTCTTTCACTATCTGAAAGTCCGGCGGTTGTTGGGTCATTGACAACTCCGACCAATACAAGAAACGCAAACAAAACATTAATAAACACTAAAATTTTATCAACTGTTTCGCCAAACTCTAGTGAATAATTGAAGATGTTCGCAAATGCTTGTGCGAGTAGTGCCAAAGCTGGAACTAAGGCAAGCCAAAAGTTTTTATTTTTAAGTCGTACTGACCAGTTAATTTTATTCATCATTTTTCCTCTATAATTTCTAGTTCGAGAAATTTCTCAAACAGTATTTTGATAGCACCGTTTCCGCCTAATTCAACGTAGCTTTCATAAAGTCGTGAAAGTTCTTCGATTTCATGCTGACTTGTATTTCCACGTCGTATTGCTTTTTTAAAGTTTTCTTGCAATCGAAAACGCTGTAACCGTTGCAAGCCTTTTCCAATTAGTGAAAGGTTTTTATTGTTATCCTTTCCGATTTCCTCGACTGCGTGAACTGATTTTTCAAGTTCCCCAATTTTATCTGATAGAACGTTGATTTGTTTTTCAGTTTCTTTTGTATTTTGCGTACTTTTAAACGAGAAATAACTCGGAATAATCACAATTAAAACGGGCGTGAGTTTATCTAGTAAAGTTATAAATTCCAATTAAACCACCCCTTTTCTGAAATAGTGGTCTACTGAACGGGCTGTGTGTCTAACTCACTTGACGGCTTAACAGTAGGCGCTTCCCACTTCCAAAGTCCGAGCTTACCGTTTTTCTCAAGTTCTGCCAGTTCTTCAAGCGTCTGCCCTTGATAAGTGAACGGCTCGTTGACTTGAACCATAACACGTTTTCCTTCTTGGAATTGTTCAACATGATTAGGATTTTCAAGCGTGAAAATTTCTTGCGATTTGTAAGTCTTGCCAGTCTGACCAAGGTCTACAAGCTCAAGTCCACGCTTGAAGACTGTTGGGTCTAGTGGGTTATCCGTATCAGTAACACGAGCAAGCACCGCCCAGTCTGCGACAGCTTTCACTTCTGCGATTTTTGCATCTTTCTCAGCAAGTTTTACTTCGTAGTCTTGTGCTTGAGTTTGCAAGTCTTCTTGAAGTTTCTTCACGCCATCAGCAGGATTTAATTCAGTAGCGACTTGTCCGAGTACCGCTTGGATAAGAACTTCGTCTGATTCACTCACACGGTCGCCAATCAAAACACGATCAAAAGCTGTGTAAGGTGCTTCTTGGCGGATTGCTACGAATGTACGGTTGTTTTCTTGTAAATATTTGTTTACTACTGTAAATGTCATATATTATTATTCCTCTTTTTCTGTTTGTTCTTGCGCTTCTGCTTGTAATTTTTGAAGTTGCTCTTGCACTTCTTCGTAAAGAGCCTTGTAATTGGCGCATTCAATCGTCTTGTTGGCAAGTTGAATTGCTAAATCGTTAATAACTTTGTCTTGTGTGTTCATTATTTTACCTTTCTAAATTCTTACATCATATCGTCCCGGAGAACCGAGTTTGTTTCGTTTAAACCAGTTTTCAATGCCAATAAAATTCTGATTTATTAAATCAAATACTTTTGCTAGAGATTTGCCTTTTATCCATATTTCATGACTTGCCCCTATTGTTCCAACTTTCATTGTTTCAACATTTTTGATTTCATTGTTGATATTATCAAATATTATTCCTCTCTGGTCAGTAGCATTATACATCATTGCTATTTCATCACCGTATAAGTTGATAGCCGTTGTGTTGTCGTTGGTATTCCAGATTTGAATACCAGCAGACCCATCATCCATATTTATCCAACCATGTGAGCTAGACATTAGAGCAGTATAAGAACCTAGTTTGCCATTGATAGCACCTTTATGAAATACAAGATATTGTATTGGCCTGTCAGCAAATTGATTAAAAATTCCTACACCCTCCCCATTCATTTTTATCCAGCCACTCTGCAAATCAAAATTAGTTGTTCCATTCAAAGATGATAGATTACCGCCTCTGATAACATTTGCTGTCAAACCATCTGTGACAATGTTCTTAGATGAAATATTGATAATTCTAGCTTGACTTGCGTCAATTTCTCCGATATGAGCTGTCCCGATTTGAGCGTTACCAATCATAGATTTTTTAATAACGCCGTCCTTGATGTAAGTCTTCTCACCGACTGAAATCAATCCCTCATTGATTTTAACCGAGCCGTCAGGGTTTAGGTTGATAGCGCCTAGCACGTCCCCAGCACTATTCAGATTTTTAACAGACCACGAACCCGCAAGCTGTGTGACTTGTGTCCGTGTTGCTTCCGCCGTCTCTTGAGCTTGTCTAGCTTTCTCAGCCACTTCAATCGCTTTTGCTTGTGCATTTTCTGCTAGCTCTTTAGCCTCGTTTGATTTTTTATAGGCATCGTCAAATTGGCTAGGTTTGTATGTTCCTGTTCTGCTACCTCTGACAAGAATAGGTTCTTTAAATTCAACCCATCCATTCTTAGCTAGGTAAATATAGAATGGGTAGTTCGCGTCTTCACCAAAAGCAAAATCCTCTTGGATTGTGAAAGTCTTTTGAAATTCCCGCCATTCGTTGAGTGGTGGCCTATTCTCACCAATATTAGCCCATGTAAGTGTTTTGTTTAGTCCGTGATTTTTTACGTTAAACGCAAACGTACTATCTGGATATTCTCTGATACGGTACTTAAATCCTAGCGTGTAGGTTTCATCTTTATATATTTTCTTGACGTAAATAGGAAGACTAAACCCTGACCAGTTATAACCAGTAAGGCCTTGCGCTTTGATTGTAAATACGCCATCATTAACAGAAATATCAGCTTTAGGGTTGTTGTTACCGATAAGCGTGTGCTTATTCATTGTCATTGAATTGACAATCAAGTTATTGTCATCTGTTACATACTTTCCAACTTCTGTCTGGAATATCTCGCTACTCATGATAAGCCGTGATAGCTTGTCAGGTGCTCCTGTTTCAGATGTGCCTAAGATACGCTCATGGAGTTTAGCCGTTTCTTTAACTCTTTGGAAGTCTGCTTCATTGACCTTACCAGCTACTTGACTTGCAAGTGTTGTAATTCGTCCGTTTGTGTCTTGCTTGTAATCAGCTAAACGTACAACGTTATCTGTCGCTATCTCTTTAACAGCGTTTAGTTCATTAAAACTGTTGTTTGCGATTATTTTAGCTTCTTTAGCTAAGTCTTCACTAGCTCCAGCCTTTTTTAAGGCTTCTTCTGCTGTTGCTTTGCTTTCTGCGCTTGCTCGTTCTGCTGCTTTCTTGACTTTATCGAATTCTTTTTCAAGCTCGGATGTATCAAATTTTAACTTTCTAAGCTCCCACTCCGAACCGTTCCAGATATACATTTCTGTATCTTCGCCAGCTATTAAGTAAAGAATATCACCACGTTTTATTGTTCCGATTGGCTCGTCTTTTGGTTTAGTTGCACCATAATAGACCGTATTCTTGCCATCAGCACTAACAAGCGCCCTTGTAGCGACTGCCAGAGCGCTTTCTGCGAATTCTTTACTTTGCCCCACGCTGCGAATAATTGAGCCTTCAGAGCTTATTTGTTTTTGAACGCTTCCGATATCGTTACAAGTGACTTTATGGTTAATTAAACGCCCCGTAACGTCATAAGAACTTTCAAACGAAACAATCCGAATCTTTTCACGGAATCCTATCGTTTCGTTAATAGCCATGATATAATCGCCCGCCCGTGGTTGCGTGTATTGATAGCCGGCTCGGGTTAAATCTTCCATATCAAGCTGGACTGATATCGAATATGAGTTATCCACTTCAAATTTTAAGCGTTCTAACAACTTACCGGTATCTTTATAACGTTCATCCGTTACTGGTTCGCCTTCAATACGTCCATAGATACGAGCTAGTGGACTTTCATATTCAGACGTATATCGTCCCTCGCTATGGTCTTCTTCATCCTTCCACGCACCGAGCCCGCGTTTATATGTAATGAATTTGTTGATATTCTTTTCAATCACTAGTTCATTCATATTGAAATTTTTTCGGACGACCGTCGAAAGATCCGCGCCGATTTTTTTAGTAATTAAGACGACTTTTCCGGAAACGGAAAACTCGAGCCCAGCAGCTTTTACAATGTCTTTTAACATTTCTAAGCGCTTGGCATTTCCGAAGTTCTCCTTACGAATAGAATTCACTCTTACGCTTGGCTCAATCTGATATCGATAACCGCTATCTTTAAAGATGGCTTCAATATACACTTCAAAACGATGTGATCCGTTGAATTCGGTATAACAATTTGAGTGTTCAAAGTCATAAAAGAATTGGTGAACGGCGTCGAAGGAAACGGAAAGATTGTGCCCCTCGTCCCGAGGCTTGGCGTAAACAATGCTATAAAATTCTCCGTTAAGCTCAAATTTCCATCCACGGTCAATTTCAAACAAAACTCTATCATTTGAAATAATAGTTCCTGAAACTGAACGCTCACCATTTACGGCATTTTTGACCGTGAATTCAACTTGTGCTCCGAAGCCTTCGCCTTTTTCATTGTAAAATGTAAGCAATGTTTCCCTCCTTCCTATTTGTATAGTTCCTTAAATCCGATTATCTTGATTGTGCCTTTAAAATTTGAAGACCACGGGATTTTCTTATTCGCTTTCGGTTTAATCACAAAATACTCAAAATTCGTTCGATTGTTGACGTTCGTTTCATTCGTCCCGGACGCTAGCACCGTTTCAATCCCACGCAAGAGTAGCTTCTGTCCGGATCTGATCGGCGTTTCTTCATGCCGATAAGTAAACCGACGGCCGTCAATTTCAACAAAAAAGTTGGTATTGTCAGCAATCGCGGTCAATTCCACGGCAAACGGAACTTCTAATTGACTAAGTGTAGCCGTTCCCGCATAATCAAACGTATCCGTTAAAAGTGTGATATTCTTCGGAATTGTTTCGCCATACGGCAATTCTGAAGTAACAAAACCAAAAGAAACGTTATATTTCAATCCAGCAGAAGATTTTCCGATGAACTCATATTCAACCGAACCATTATTGACGACCTTATAACGATATTTCCATGCCCTATGAGGTATCGTTTTAAGGTTTAATTCGCCCGTTGTTTGTCCGGCCAACTCGAACTCGTATAAATCATCACGTTCGGGGTACATTTTGGTAATGTAAAAACCATCATCACCCAGTACGTACCGGTTTAATTCATCTTTTTTATCAAAAAAGGCTTCCATCGTCGGGACGGTAAGCCTTGCTTTTACTTCTATTGTTTTTTCAGTATAGGTCAAACCGTCAAAAATTCGACCATTGCGACCTTTTACCGTTCGTGTCGAAATATCCACGGCCGGGGAAGAATCATCGACCGTGATATTATATAAGCCCAGCTCGGACAATCTCCGAGCCTGACCGTCTTTTTCAATCAATAAATCCATGAGTCCCCCTTACGCGAAATATTCAGAAAGTGCTTGTTTTCTAGCGTCTTTCTCTTTTATCGTTGTATAAATCTTGTCGCCCACAATTTCGTTATGGACTTCAAATTTCCGTTCAGATAATTGCGAGTTCTTAACGTCGTCGCTCAAGTTTTCAAGTGAAGAACGAACGCCCGCACTTGTAACGCTTGCTGACGTAGTAAGTACGCTATTTGTTTGGTAATCTTGATCGGTGATAGCTTGCGCGTATTGTTTCGAAACGTCGTCAATGTCTTTCACCCAGCTAGACATACCATTATAGAGCCCTTCACCCGTGAATCCCCCTATCTTAGCCATAACCCGTGAAGGCGAATGAATAGAGAGAGCAGAACGCATAGTTCTAGCAATATTTGAAGCGATTCTACTTGCTAGCGAATATAGAGAACCAGCTATTGAGGCAAGACCATTGTATAGACCGGCTCCGGCATTATAACCGACGCTACTCAATAAGCCCGGAAGGCTTCTAAACGTTGAGGCAATGTTATTTTTTGCACTAGAAGCTAGCGACGTAACGCGAGACATTCCCGTTTGCATTGTGCTAGCAAAAGAACTCATTGCGCTTGTTGCGCTTGCTGTAACATTTTTAAACGTATCATTGAACGTTTTAACCATCTGCGCACCGCTTTGACTGCTAACTTGTGAAATTTTATCAAGTCCAGTTTGAACCGCTTGGCCTGTCGTTTGCATGGCTTTTGTAACGGTATTTTGCATTTCTTGATAATTTTTAGTTATCGATTGTGATAACTGCGTGCTTGATTGTTCCGCGCTTTTTGAAACGCGATTGAAATCAGATTCCGCGCTTTTTGCTAACGTATTTGTTGCGGCTGTTGCGCCCGATTGCATTTGTTGGAAATTGGAAACAACTCCAGAATTTGCAATAGAAGCGTTCTTGTTCGCGGTACTCGATACTCCAGACGTGCTTGCGTTGGCATTATTAAGTAACTGATCTAGTTGATAGCTTGCGTTCGCGTTTAAATCACTAACATTTGATACAACGTTAGAAGTCATGGCGCTCGTTTGAGATGTCGCGTTTGTTTGCGCTTGTGTAAACGCATTATCGCTATTTGTTGCGAATTGTTGAGCTAGCGAAGTCCCGTTTTCGTTCATAAGACCAAAGTTTGACAAAACATTTTGCTGCATTGTCGTAGTCTGAGTTGTAGCGCTGTCGGTAATACCTAGCATATTATTATTGACGTCCGTTAGCATAGCGTCCGTGGACGTGCTAACGCTCGATTGCATTTGTTGGTAATTCGTACTTACGCCCGTATTCGCAAGGAAAGCGTCTGCGGTGATTTTAGCCGTTGTCGTTCCGCTTCGAGCTTCGATATGGTCTGATGTCGCGCTGATTGTCGCTTGAACTTTCGCTCCGCCTTCTTCAGACTTGCCAGAAATAAAGTCCCAAAGACCACCGAAGAAATTCCCTACTGCTTCGCCTACGCCTTTAAGAGCGTTCGGAATGAACTCGAGCAATGCTTTACCGAATCCCATGATAATATCCCAAGCTGCTTTGACGATGTTTGGCAAGCCCTTAATAATCGCCATTGCGAGTTGGACAATTAATTGCCAACCGGCCGCAATAAGTTGTGGTAATGCTTGAGCAAGTCCATTGATAAATTGACCGATAATCTGAACCGCACTCTGCGCGATCTGTGGTAAGGCTTGAATTAAACCTTGAACCAATGTAACGATTAAACGAATACCACCTTGCAAAATAGCCGGCAAGTTTTGGAGAATCGTTTGAATGAATCCGACAATAACTTGTGTCGCTATCTTAATAATCGTCGGCAACGCTTGAACGATACCTTTTACGATATTCATTAAAATTTGAATCCCTTGTTCTAAAATCTGAGGGAAATTCGCTTGCAAGTTATTGATAAAGTTCGTCGCAATTTGTTGAGCTGTTGAAAGTAATTGCGGGATATTCTGCAAAATACCTTGTGTCACGTTTACCAGTAATTGCATACCGATAGAAAGTAATTGCGGTAATGCTGATAGTAACGTATTTACAAGCGTTCCGATAATCGTTATCGCTGAAGATATTAAAGAGCTGGAATTTTGCCCCACCCCTTGCACTAAGCTAGCGATAAGCTGAATTCCCGCGTCAACGATAACCGGAAACATTGTCGCGAATGCTTGCGCCAGTTTTGCGATTAAGTCCGCACCGGAATCGATAAGCGCTGGAATTTGTGACGTGATACCCGAAACAAGATTTTGAATAATTTGTGGTCCTTTAGTCGTTACCGTGTTTAGTAACTGATCTATTTGTTGTCCGAATTGGCTATTGATTAAACCTAAACCGGCGACAACAAGCCCGAGAATAGCTGCTGGACCAATAGCAGCAAGAGCGATTCCCATAACTGAAGAAATTCCGCTTGTCATCATGCTTAAAATCGAAAGACCTTGCGAAGTAGCGCTTCCGATAACCCCCGGAATTCCCGCCATTTTACCCGTGAAGTTAGATACTAAACCGCTAGCTGTTTGTAAACTACTCGCTGTAACACTTCCAAATTCTAGCGTTTTAGAAGCAACAAACCCCAAACCTTTTGAGAGTAAGGAAAGATTGTTGACCGCCGGACCAAAAGCAAAAGCACCCACTACGCCAGCGATTGCCGGCCTTAGACTTACCATTGTGCTTTTAAATTTACCCGCTTGTTCTTCGGTCATTTTTGTTCCGTTCAAAAACTGATTAAGAGCTGGATTCAATGAGTTTAAAGCGTCAAGGAATGTTTGTAAACCTTTAGAGTTGGAAATTTTATCCACTAGCTTATCAACGTATTTTACTAACGTTGTAAGCACCGGCAAGACTGCCGTCCCGACCTTGATTTGCAACGTTTCAAATGAACCACTCAAGGCCTCGATAGCCCCTTTTAAGTTGTTCAATTTTTCCGCTGCTACTTGCGCCGCCGTTACTTTATCGATAGCGGCTTGCATATTGTTAGCGCCGTCTGCTCCCTCGTTCATTGCGATAGTTGCAGCACGCACCGCGTCCGTACCGAACATGATTTTCAAGGCCATTTGTTTTTCTGCGTCTGTTAAACCTCCCAGTTTATCTTTCAAAACTTGAGAAATTTCCGCGAACGATTTTATTTTTCCTTCCGCTGTGAAGAATAGGTTCGCTCCTTCATCGGTTATGATACCGAGTTCGCGCATTGCTCGATATTGCCCTTTTGTTGAAGGTTGCAAGTTCATAAGCATTGTCTTGAGCGATGTCCCGGCGTCTGAACCTTTAAGCCCGTTTTGCGCGAATACTGCGAGGGCGTTTGTGGTATCACGGAATGATAAGCCAAGCCCTGAAGCGACCGGCGCGACCATAGAAAGCCCGTACTTCAATTCGTGGACGTCTGTCGCTGAAGCGTTCGCCGCTCCCGCTAGTTGGTTCGCTGCTTGCGTTGCGTTCATACCGTCACGTTTGAACGCGTTTAAAGCTGTCGAAGTAATTTCCGCCGCTTCCTTCAAGTCGAGCTCCCCGGCGGTTGCTAAGTTAAGCGACGCGGTAAGTCCACCGTTTAGGATGTCTTGCGTGGAAACCCCAGCTTTTGCTAATTCACCTACGGCGTCCGCTGCTTCCGCTGCTGAAAAGGCTGTATCTGCCCCGGCCTTAATAGCTGCGTCGTTGAATTTCTTCATCGTTTCCGCGCTTTCACCAGTAACCGCCTTGATATTGCTCATTTTAGCCTCGAACTCGGCCGCTTTTGAAACGGTGCTCTTGATTGCTTGCTTTCCAAGTTCAAAAGCCTTGTATGCAGCAGCAACTCCGATAACTTGTTTCAACAACCCACTAGAAGCACTTGCAGCTCTATTCGTATGGCTTACAATTCCAGTTAAAGCATTAACAGCTTTCTGTCCGGTTGTTTGAAACGCATTTCCGAGTGAGCCTCCGACTTGTGTCGCAAGCCTATTCGTTGCTGATAACAAACGCCCACCGAATGAGTTACTAACTCGATCCGCGAATCCGTTTGCCTTTGTTGTCAAGCCTGAAAACAAGCTAGACCATGACGAATTGATAGGATTCAAAACACTTTGACCGAGCGAGCTTGTCACTCGTTGCGCTGCCGACAAAACGCGAGCCTCGAAAGCTGCTAAACTATTGGCAATATCATTAAACGCGGACTTGTAAGGTCCACTCATATTTTTAGCAGAATTCGCGAATACCGAACCGATTGAATGAGCTTTCGAGCTGATTCGTGTCGCCATTGAATCGATACTGTTCGCCATTTCTGCAAAAGCACTCTTTGGTGATTTTATAGCGTTTGCGATATCAAAACTAAACGCTTTTTTAAACCCTGAATTAACTTTTGAACCGAACGACAAAATTTCGTTTTTCATCGTCCCAAAAATGCCTTTTATATCATTTGATAGACGGATAAGGCCATTCCTCAAGGGTTCGGGCAATTTCGCGCCAATATTTGAAGCGATACGCTGAAGCTCACCCATAGCGATTTTTAACCCACCAGTCAGACCTTGACCGATTTTAGAACCCATCGATTGATTGTTACTTGCTAGTCGGTTCATCAATTCCCCAACTTCGCGAATCATCTGATTAGCGCTTTTAGAAGCAGATTGCGCGGCCGTTTCAAATGCTTTTTTAGTTGAATTTACGACCTCGTTCATCGCCTTATCGTATTCGGTTAAATCCGCACCAATAAGGGCTTCGATTGAGCCATCAAAAGCCATCACTTCACCTCCTTTTTCTTTTTTTAATGTCTATTTCGGAAATGCTCGTTCAATCGTTCAATTTTCGCGAGTAAATCCTCGTTATTCCTCTTGTCGTTGTCTTTTGGACTGAATAAGCGTCTAACTTTATCGCGGTCCTTTTTCTTGCTCAATTTACTTACTTCCGCTTTTTTCGCGTTAAGCGTATATCGTAAATTAAAGGCAAGCTCGACAAGATTTTCTCTTTCTTCAATGCTGCGATAGTATAGACCTTCGCGAATCGCGTCAAGCTCCCTTTTACTGCAAGAATAAATGATTCGTGTATCTGTTAGACCTAAACGGGCGCACTCGATTAAGAGATTGCGTTCTTCAACCTTCCAATTTGTGCTTCCGTTTGTTCGATCTGGAATTGTGCCGTCGCTTGATCTTGTGCTGTTTCTGCTTTCGCCTTCAAATACTTCAAGGCCAATTCGAGCTTCTCGATATACTTCAAAACTTTTTCGTTGAAAAAACCTGAATCCACCATTTCTTCTTCAATAGCTTTAAAGATAGGTTCGGTAGTTGTCGCGTCCAATTCTTCCAATTTAGCTGAAATAGCTGTCAATGCTTCCTCGTCTGAAATAGCTTTTGACTTTTTAGACGCGCATAGCTTGATTAAATCAACCAACGCCGAATCGTTACGCTCAACTACTCGAAGGAATAAAGCGCCCACGCCGTCCTCGTTTGGTTGTCCGTTGTCGTCGCGACTTGATAATTCACGGTTGACTTTAAACATAAGCATATAATCAAATTTAATTTCGATTGCACGGCTTCCGACTGTAAATTCCATAGTTAATACTCCTTTTAGTTAAAAAAATAAAAGCAAAAGGGCTTTTGACGGCCCTCTTGCTTGAAAAATTAGCGTGTGATGTTGTTGTAATCGCCAGTTGTTTCGCCCGGATTTTGGTAATCATATACTTCATTAAGCATATTGATTTCTTCCGTTGAAAGCGGGAATTTCCCGTCGCGAAGACGTCCAACAATTCCGACTGTGTAAGTAAGTTCAGTAAATCCATCAATCGCGTCGTCGAATTCGATATCGTCTGTGATTTTACCGTAACCGAATTGCGCTGGATAAGTGTCTTTTCCAGTTGAAGTGTCTTTTACGCTTTCGTCAACGATAACGCGCCAAATTTTGACTGATTCACCTGTTTTTTGAGCATCCAAGATAACTTGAACTGATGGATCTTTTGGTGCAAAGTATTGAGCCAACTCGATTGAGTGCTCGTCAGTTGCTTTTTCAAGCAAACGCCCTTGTTGTGTTTGTTCGTCAATGTATTCCCCACCCATAGTAGTAGAGCCATCTTTACGATAAGCTGGAAGCATTGCTCCCATGCCTTTTTCTGCGTGAATCGATTGAATAAAGTAAAATACTTTTTTACCTACGATTGGCTTCGCAATCGTAATTTTAATTTTTGCCTTGTCTTCTGCTTCACCCATATTTTTTTACTCCTTTTTAATAAATTATTTCTGTTAAATTTAAAACGACATGATAGACCTCACGGCCTACTGTATTATCTTTTAATACATTTGTAGCCATTCTCGAATTTCTTCCGATACGCCTGATAGCTTCAGAGCGCACTCTTTCGACCTCTCCGCGACTTTCATCGCCCGGCAGGAATATATCCACCTGAACGCCTAAATCCTCGATAATGAGCCCCGTTTGGACTGTTTTCGACGTGTCCGAGCTCGTTTGACCGATAACGATAAACGGCTCTAGCGTTTCCGGTTCCGGAAGGTTGAAATAAATCGGAATGTTTAACGGCTTCAATTTTTCGCGAATATTCGCGAGCGCTTTTACTGAAGGTGTTTCAAAAGTCATAAATCACCTCCTAAACATTTTGTGAAGATTCTTGAATAGAACCTCACTTTCTTCTTTCAATGCCGGACCGAGGAAAGGTTGCGCCTTCATTTTACGCGTTCCAAGTTCCACATAGACGGAATAACCAGCCGGTGACGTTACTTTATACCGTAACATACCCACTCTAGCAACAAAGATACCGTTCCGCATGAATCCGGTATCGACTGCTGCTTTCATTTTAGCTTTACGCTCAACCCGTAAGGCCGAACGTTGAAGCTCCGCGCTTACTGCCCGTCTTGCCTGTTTTGGTTTACCTTGTACGCGACGAATGTATTTATCAAGCCCCTTGACTTTATAAGTAAAACTCATAAATATATCACCGTGCTATTATGATGGTATCTTTTGCCTTTGATTTTCATTTTCTTGCCCTTGTAAATCACTTCGGAAAAATCCTTATAGATACCTTGCAAGTGCAACTTGAACGCGTCGAAGTCATACTTACCAAAAAGCCCCATCATTTCATAGTTTGACATGGCATTTCTCATACAAGGTATCGGGGAACTGTTACGCTTTCCCGTTTTCTCGAATAATTCATCGCTCGGACGTGTTTCAAAAATCAAAACAACGCGATCATTATAAATCATACGCGCCCCCTTTTTAAATAAATCTAGCGATTCCACGGGCGCGATTTTTGACTGCTAGGCTTTCCAAAATCGCCTTGTTATCATCTGTTAGATAGCTGTCTTCCCAAGTAAAGCTCCGGCCTTCTTCGCTGTCAGCGGTTGCCCCTTCAGAGTTTAAGCGGTTAAATCGACTGACAGCCACGTCGCGAAGAATATAGCTCACGCTATCCGGCAATTCTGCCAATGGAAAGTCCGAAAAGCGGTTGACGAACGCGATAATACGCTCGAAACTATCCTTCACAATTAAGGCCAAAAGTTCGTCTTGTTCTTTGTCGCTTTCCGGAATTCCTTTCAATAAACGAATTTCTTTCGTTACTTTTTCTAGTTCAATAGCTGCCATCGTTTACCTCTTAATTATCCGCCGGGTACTGGTGTTACTTTTTCGATTGTTGTTTCAACGACACCTTCTGGAATTTCAGCGAAAAGAACGTTTGCTCCAAAGAATACAGACTCGAAAGTAAGATTCTTCAATGCACGGTCTCGAGCTACTGCAATAAGTCCGGTTTCGTCTGTGAAGTCCGCGAACAATCCGCCCAAGTCACCCGTAGCAACGTTCAAGTTTGCAAAAACAAGATTTTCTACCGCTGTTGTGTAGATCTTACCTTCTGGTACACCGTTCATCACGATAACGTTTTGCATACCTAAGAAGTTTTTGAGCAAAGTCATACCGAAGACGTTAGAAGCGTTAGCGCCTACGCCAGCGTTCCCCAGATATTCAGCAGCGTCAACTGGATTCACGAAAGTAACGATTGGAGAGCCTTCAAATTCGTTAAAAGTTGCGATTTTTGCCCACGCTTGAGCAAGTGCGCCTTGCAATCCTTTTCCTTTGTTTTTAGTCGGGTTTGTTTTTAAGAATGTAAAGAATTGCTCTTTGATTCCGTTTTGAATCTCGCGCATAAGACGGGTATCTGCTTCTGTGATTGCTACTGACGCACCGTGACGAGCGATTGCTTCCGCTGACACTGAACGACGTTTTTTGAACCAAGCAACCTCGTATGCTTGCGCTTTTGCGCGAACCATTTGAGAAAGCGGAATATCTTCACCTTCTGCCGGGTTAGTTGCGTTCACGTCTGCGGTCCATTTGTACGTTTGGATTTTGAGATCACTTGTCAATTCTTGACGACGTGTGACACCGAGAAGTGTCAAAAGATCATTGATATTTTTTGAAAATTTATTGACAAAATCGATTGACTTAATTTCGCCAAGATTCGTCATTGTTGTTAGTTTTGCTTCAGCCATATTTTAGCCCTTTCTAAATAATTGAATGTTTTCAGCGATTGCGCGTTGACGTTCTTCGTCGTTCTCAATCGCCATGATTTCTGTTTTTGTCAGCGATACCGGACCAGTCCCTTTTCGTGGTGCTTTCTGCGCCAAGCGTTCATCGACGCGACTTTCTACCGCTTTATCAAATACCGAGCGCAATAACCCGATTTTCTCTTTGGTAACTTCCGCCGTTTCAGAAATAACAAAGTCCAAGAATTCACCCGGCAATCCTTCTTCGCTCAAAAGCGTTTGAGTTGCTACTCGCATTTCTTTTTCAGCAAGTACACGCTCACGTTCTTCGATTGCTTGAATTCGTCGCGCTTCTTCTTCTTTTGCGCGTTCATCTTTTGTCATTTTTGCCAAGCGTTCGCCTTCGCTTTTCGCTTGTTCGATAATTTCCGCTTGTTCGTCTTCCCACTTAGCACGTTCAGCCGCTAGCATTTTGCCAATTTCTGCCCGTGTAAAGGTACGTTCCGTTTTCTCTTGCTTAGTTTCAACTTGTTCTTCTTGAGTGACGTCTTGCTCAATAGCTTCAGTTTCAACGGTTGCTTGTGTATTTTCTGACATTTATTTCCTCCGATGGTTACGCCATCACTCGATATTCTCGTTTTACGCCCGGCGGCGAAACAATGCAGCTTTTAAAGTCTTCCGCATAGTCTGGACAACAAAAAAAGCGGTCTATTCCCGCTTGTCAAGATACGGATCACCTCCTTATCTATTTGTACGTTCTTTGTATGCTTTTTTAATTCCGTCAATCAATCCGGCAATAATGGCCCAACCCACTAATACCAAAATAAAAAAACAGATTAACCCAGCGGTAAAGAAAACAATATCCCAAATATTAATCATTGTTCCCCTTTCTTATTTTGAGCATAAAATAAGCGCCTAGATTATTATCTAAGTGCTTATTTTATATAAAGTAAACTTTTTGACCTTCCCTCAACGTTTCCGCTTTTGAAATTAAGACTTCTGAAAAAATATTTGTTGGAGTTCCTAAGACTTTGTAGTAATTTTCAAAATCAACGGTCAAAGACTTGCCTACCACTCCGGATTCGGGGATATTTTTATCTAAATTAACAGACGTCCCGAATGGTAATTGTAAAATATGTTTAATCTTCATATTTTTTCAATTCCTCCTTCCAATACTTCAGATTTTTCTTTGTTTGTTCGCTTTCGTTTCTAGGTATATTATACCTCTTTTCTACCGAAAGTAAATAGTTTTGCGCGTCTATTTCAGCTTTTATTTTACTAACATAATCGTTTGGATCGATTTTCCCGTTTCTATATTGTTCCGCATGGTATAATTCTTCCAACACTTCTGAAATTGTCGGTTTGGTAGGCAATATAATAGTTTTCTCGTTGTAATTTAAAGCAGCCGCGCCAATTTTCTTCAGATATTGGTCACCCACTAGACTTTGGAAAATTACACCTCCGTTTTGTCTAAAATCTCTAGTCAAACGATTTTGTCTTGCTATATTTATCGGACGTCGCTTATTCGAATCTTTATTTCTAAAAAGCCCTTCTGTTTTATCGCTAACGTCTTCAAGCATTTCTTCCACTTCTGCCCCGTTCAATTCGCCTTCATCTGGAATAATTGTTGACCGACAATTATAATGAAACGGAGGCATATTAACCCCGACTTGTGCGTCCTCGAGTTTATATAATTTGTCCTCTTGTGCGAATCGCCGGCAAATTTGAGTTGTTCGATCGTCTAGCACGACCAAAATCCGATAGTATTTCAAACCTTCGCGTTTATATCGTTTAATGGTTGCTCGGTTTATGATTGCTGTCGCGTCCGTTCTGACAAGTGTTTCAGCCCTCGAGCGTGCCACGTTGAATTCTTTTCGGATTTCTCGAGCCATTTCGTGTGGACTATCCCCACGAATAAAACCTTGACGGAAAACCTTCTTCAAGTTATCTGCTAGAGTGTCAGTATTCCCCCAAAGTTGCTCGGAATAGTTCCGGCCGTTGAATGGTGTCTTGATAACTTCTTCAAACGCCGGACGATTTACCGCACCCGTACGGCCACCGTGAGCCTTTTTATAAGCATATTCCGCAACGTCGTATAGATACTTTTCAAAACTCTTATGAAGCGCCCCAGCAAGCACGCCAGCGCGATAGACTGCTTCAGCGTGTAAGGCTTCAATCCTAATTGCTCGAGCTGCTGAATATTGTTCGTTTAAACGTTTTAATAATTCCGGATCTTTTTCAGCTTGCTCGCGATACTTCCGAGCGTTTTCCACATAATCGCTTAAATCTTCACCCCTCAAGCGCTTCATAGCGTCTTGATAGGTCATTTCGTGATTTTCAGCGTATTTTGTATAAAAGTCAAAAATCGCTCTTTGTAGCTTCACTGACTGCGCCCGATAAGTTTTTTCTAACTCAGCGAAAAAATCAATATCTTTTCGGTCAACGTACTCGAATATTTCTCGAGCGCGTCCCGTCCAGTATTCATCATGGCTTGCTAGATTCTTCAGTTTGTTCATCCGCTACCTCGTTTTCTTTTGTGATTCGTGGTAACATTTCAAGCGCCTTTTCCGTGTCTTCCTTCAGTCGTTTCAATTCCGTTTCAGCATTAACTCCAGTCACGCGCTCAAGAATTTCGACAATAGTTTGTTCACTTACAACGCCGTAAAGATTCTTAACGATTGCCACCATTTCATTATTATTTTGCGGAAGGTTCGGAGTGAATACGATATCGGTCTGATTGATAAGGTTATAATTTCCAGAATCATTCCCCTTGATTTTCCAGATATTGACCGCTAAACGTAAGCGACGCATGAGCCCCTTTTCAAACAAAAGCTCTTGTTTGCCTCGGTAATTGTCCGCTGCCATCATCTTATATTTCATCGCTTCGCCCGATTGAACCCCTCCAAAGTTGTTATCGGTTGTGTCCGGAGTGAACGTAAAGCGTAAGATATCATTCACTAAGCGTTCTTTATAGGCTTCCGCTCCGGCTGTATCGTACGTTTTAACCAAGTAATGAGCGGATGGCGAAGAACCTCCCGGAATAGGGTTATCGTCAAGAACTAAGATTTTCGCTTTCTTGAATGACTGCGAAACAGCCAAGCGACCGTTCGGATTGATTCGACCGTCTTCTAAAAAGTCCTTGTCGTCAACCCCGGTAAACGGATTGCCCGAGATAACCAGTAAAGCCTCGTTACTATCTTGCTGGAAGTTTGCCAATTCCGATTGTGATAAGTCGTAAGCGTCGATAGAATCTAACACGGCTTCAAACGCTCCGGTTCGGTCTGTGTTATTGCTAAACTCGTTTACCGGTACGCCATTAAAGAAGTGCTCGCTTGTTTCTTTCAGTCGAAGCGTGTCCGCTTCCTGATTATCGTCCACATACTCGTATATGGCATTGTCGGTATATACTTTCACAAAATCGCGTTTGTGTCCGTTGCCGTAACTGATAGAGTAATAGTTGATTGCCATTAAAGAACGCTGTTCGTAACTATCATCATAAATGACAAAAGTCTGTTCCGGGTTCATTCGATAGAGTTTCACCCAAACGCTACCGTCCACATCCTGAAACGTATTTAGCAATTCATAAGCTCGGCCATAAATAGCTAAGTCTGTTTTAATAGCCACGTTATGCTCTTGCTCGTTGTTTTGTTTGCTAAAATTATCGATTAAGGCTTGAATTTCTGCGTTTTCGTTCTTGTATTCGACCGGATTCCCCAGCATATACCCTTGTTCAAAAACAGTAATATATTTCGCCCAATCACTCGCGATTCGATTATCTGCGCTGTATTTATCGCTTTTTTCTTCGCGATATTTGATATTATTATCAGCTAGATAATATCGTTTCAGTTCTTTCAAGCGGTCCAGTTGTTCCGCTCGGTGAGTTCTGACGAAATTTTTCAGCCGTTCAATCCATTTCTGACTTTCAAATTCGATTGTTTCAAAATCTTCAATTGTCATCATGAATTGACGGTTGGCGCTATCGTCAAAACGTCGTCCTTTTAAGAATTTCAATTTCTTTCATCCTCCTTTTAGAAATAATATTGCGCGCTTGCCATACGTTCTTTTACTGTGCTGCTGGTATCGTAAACGTGCTGTGAATAGATCGCGTACCTTACCGCGTCCAGAACGTCGTCATGCTCTTTGACTGGTTCGCCCGTTCGCTCGTTCCAAACGTACTGATATATTTCATCTTTGAACTTGCGTACCTTGTTTGAAACAACAAAAAAGCGACCACCCTTCATGAGCTTAGCCACTTCTTCAATCCCAGATAATCTCGACTTATAGGCATTAAAGCACTTGAGCCGTTCGCGGTTAAATCGTCCAACGTGCTCGGGGCGCGCACTATCAGCCCAGAAAAAGATATCGCCGTAACGCGCTTTTATATCTTTTGCAAGATCTACCCAGAAGTCAATTTCTTTGTACTGGTGAGCGTGTTCCTCAAGTATGTACACATCGCCGGCCTCAGTTTGCCCTACGACCACGATAGAGCCCCAGTGCTCATATCCCCAGTCAACCCCCGCGTAAATCTTCGCGAAACGCTCGGGCAATTCGTTTATATACATATCTTCTTTGAAGTCACGATATACCGCACCTTCACCAATCACCCAGCGGCCATATATACCGCGTTCGGTAAACATACCGGAAGGTGTCGTTGCGATTAAGTTATCGACGTATCTTTTATTCAAGAATGTATTATCAAAAATTGAAAAATGATTAGCGATGATCTTTTCACCGTCCGCCTTGTCGATATAATCAACTTTAAACCAATGTTTTGGATGGTCCGTGTTGGTATCGCATATAACACGCGCACCGTAACCCGAGCAACGTTTTAAAATTTCGTCGAATACTTCCTTATTCGCCAACGTCGCCTCGTTTACATACGCTCCGAAGGCTGTCATACCACGAATAGCTTTCAACCCCGCTATCGAGCCCGTGAACGTCGTCACTACATAAACCCCGAAAAGCGTAAAATTTCCGTACCGGTCAAACTTGAATTCGTGCCCGTAAGCGTCTGTGATCTCGCGTAAGATATTCGTTTGTAACGTCCCAGACGAAACAGCCGCCAGAATGTACATCGGAGTTTGAACTCCTACTTTTGCAGCGTTCTTTTTTACGCGTTTCAATTCCATTAAAAAAAGATCATTGTCTAGTTTAGTCTTTCCAGCACGAACCGCCCCGTGGTTTATCATCATGTACCAATCACGGGCAAGGGAACGCCTCAAGATTTTAATTTGTTTGTCCGTATAAAGCCGGTCAAGCGTCATTTTGAATCACTCCTTCCAGCTTATCGAAGTAATCAGCCATGATATCCTCAGAAGCAATCCCGCCTTCAAGTTGCTGCTCGCGTTTCTTGTTTTCAAGCTGCATTGCCTTGACGCGTTCTTTTTGCTCTTTCTTATCAAGGCTGTCTTTCGTGCCCTCGTTGCCGTTCATCTTCGCCAATAGCTCAATCGCTCGCATATCACCCTTTAAGGCTTTTTGCAAAAGAACCGTCACGATTGCCGTCTGGTTCGTCGCGCTCAAGCCCTTTTCTTCGAGCGTTTCTTTGAGTTGCGGACTGAAGACGTCCATCGCCAATATCTCGTTTACTTTCTTTTTTAGGTCTGCTTTTTCCCTTCGAGCTTTCCCGGAGGCGATACCGGCTTTTCGGGCATTTCGTCGGCGTTCTTCGGGCGTTCGTTGCTCGTTTGGTATTAAGTTATCAATCCCGGCCATCGCCTCCCTCCTTTACTAGTATATTTTTATCAGTAATAAAAAACAGCCCGAAAAGGGCTGTCGAGTAGAATGGAAAGGTTGACAAGGAAAACTCATGAAAAACCTTGTCTATGCGGACGGGCGGAATCGAACCGCCTGAAAAAATAAAATTAAAAAAATAAAATTAAATCAAAGGAAGATATGCAACTACTTTTCTGTTTGGCAAAAAACGATTAAATCTAAAGGGAATCCATGTTACCTTACGTCCGCGGAAGAAGCGCATTGATACGCTTCAAAAAGTTCTTTTTTCGTTTTTCTCCTGATAATAAAATTTTATCACCTTTTTCCGTGCATTTTTCCCAACTTTTAGCGACTTTTTAAAAAAACACTTGTATATTTCTTTTCTAGTCCTTCAAAGAAGGGCTTGATAATATGACGATAGACCGAATTTTTTGACATAAAGAGCTCGAGCGCTACTCCTTCAACGTTTTTTGTTCGTGATACATAAAGAGCCTTGATTGCTTCCCAATTTGTAGCCCCGCATTCCGTCTTGTATTCTTCAATCGCTTGTGCTAGCGTATAAAGTCGAATCAATTCCGGATCATTTTCTTTCATAATGACATTTTTTAAGGCTTCGGGAGTATTCTTTGCGGTCTTACTTTTGATATACCAGTTTTCGTCAAAATTTTGATACGGGAAAGTAATTTCTTCGATACGTTCTTTTATTTCCTTATCGAATGGATAGCGTCTAAGCGCGTCTATTAAATATCCGTATCGTGTTTCAATTCTCAAACTTCCCACCTTTCTAGCCTGATAGCTTTTTAAACTTCTTTTTGATAGATATCGAAGACACCTTTCTTTTGTGATTCTCTATACACAATCGCTTCTTCTTTTGTTTGAAATTCGACTTCTTCAAACGGTGATGATCGATTATATTCCATCCTTGTAGTCTTCAAATATTTTCTCACAATCCAAACTTTCAAAATTTCACCTCGTCCCCGATTTTAATTTTTTGATATTTCTGTTCATTTATCACAAAAACATTATCATTTATTGTTACCGTATATAAGCTGCCTATTTTTTTCTTGTCGCTTACAATTCCTTTTTTTTCTGATCCTTGATTATCTGCATGATAAACAAGCAAGGGCTGTACTTGCGTGACTTTAATTGACCGCTGCATGAATAATAGGCAAGTAGATAATAGGCAATATCCAATTAAAAAGCGTTTCAATCTGTATTCTCCAATTCTTCAATCAACCAATCAAGATTCTTTCTTGCTTTTTTTAAATCTTCAATACCGTTTTTCTTTTGGAAGCGTAGTAGATACTTGATGGCATTCCCCCAGCACCACGCCCCCTTACCTTTCAGATTGCCAATAAAGTTGTCAATCACTTCAATACTTTCAAGGCCTTTTGAACCTTGATAGTGATTAGGTTTGTTTACGTTGTCGATTTTTTCTGGTTTCATTATTTTTCCTCTCTTTGAATTAAAATGGCTGAAAGTTCTTCGTATGTTGGTTGAATCACATACATGAACTTATTAGCAGTTAGACATTCTTTAAAACATTCTTTCATTTCTTCGCTAACGAATACTTTGCTAGAACCAGCGAAATCTTTCAAAATAGCTTTGATACAACTCACATTAACCGTTATAAGTTCCTTTACCTCTCCATGTTTAAAAGGAACAAGTTGAATGAACTTCGTCATTCTTCCACCTCCTCAATCTCAATCCCTTCACAATCAAACACCCAGCCGAAGCCTAAATCTTCTAATTCTTTTCGGGTGAATTTGCTTCTTGATTTGCTTTGTAAAAATCCCAAGAATTTTTCATCTTTAGCACTTACAAGATACTGATCCACTGCTTTTAGTTTCACCCAATACCGCTTTTCTTTCTCGACCTCGTAGCCATTCACCCAAGCTTTTGCGAAAGTGTTTACATTTTTCAATTCCAACCAATCTTTCACTTTCCCCTTCGGAGCCAAATCAATTGCACCTCTGATATTGTAAGCTGCTTTTTTAGCTGTCTCAATCCAATCTGCCACAAACTGCGGTACTACGACTTTCTGCGGTTTGTCTAGTTGTCTTAAATCTCTCAAAACTTCAGACGTATCAACCCTTCTGAAATAGCTATGATTCAAATACTCGTATTTCTCAATCAATTCTTTAATATTCATCTTCTTGTTCCTCACTATATCTTTCTACCAATTTATCTAACCACGAACAAACATTAGTTTCTTCAGTGATTGGTTCAACATCCCTTTCTTGCAACCAAGCGGAGAAATTCACCACGTTATCAATATAGATTGTGTCATAATCGCCCCAATCCCAAACAGTCAGGATAATCTCTGTTTCAGTTCCGTTTTCGTCTTCAACCGTGATTGAACCATTTTCAACCCAAGCAGTTCCAAAACATAAATCACAAGTACCCGTTTGTTCTTCTTGAAAATCTAAGTTGTATTCTGTTACTTTATACTTCATTCCGTCACTTCCTTTAATTCAACCATCGGGTTATCCAATAACCAATCGAGATTTTTCGCCTTAATTTCATCAATCGTAAAAGTTTGTTTAAACTCAACTGTGTAACGCGTTTCATCTTCAATCTCTATGATATACGTCCCCCATGTCTTCTTTTCGTTTTTCGTTGTAGCGATCAAGCTCCTTAACGTCCGAATATTCGCTCCCGTTTCATCTGCAATTTCTTGTAAACTCCCGACTGCTGTTAGCTCGTCTTTTCGATAATACGCAAAAGTACGGACCTTCATCGGTGAGCCCAGCAATTCGACGTCTGTCACCTTAAAAAAATCACAAAGAGTTTCAATCCCGAATTGGCTCGGTAAACGCGAACCTCTGAACCATGAAATAACTGTATTATAAGACCACCCGAGCTTATCTTCTAAGTCTGTTTTTGCAAGTCCTTGTTCTTCTGTGAATTTTTTCAGATTTTCCCGAAAGTGTTTTTTTTGCTCGATGTCATATTTCACCAGTCCCATTCTCTACCTCTTTCTTCTTGACTGATATTTCGTACAATTGCTTTTTAATCGGGATTATGAAATTATCCTCAGTTAATTGTTTGTCATCTTGTAACCGTTCGACAAGTTTCGCACATAAAGCACCAAGCGCTTTTTGTGGATCAAACTTTTTTAGTTTATCTTGTTCCATTTCTTCCAAAATTTCAAAATATGTTTTTTCTTTCATGTTTTTGCTCCTTCCGCTTGAGCTTCTAGCCATTCAAACAAGAGCCCGAACTGCTGCACGACTAGATCATTATCATTGTACTTTTTACAAATTTCAGCAATCGAGGACGCCACCCAATGCCAATACCGGTCAGAACCGAAGCCGGCCAGTTGTGCCATCTGGTTACTTCTAGCCATCCACTCCGGGACTTCCACGCTAAAGAAATGTATGTAATTCATCGTTCCATTCCTCCACTCTTACATAAATTCCGACAATCTTCGCCCAGAACTTTTCAGAAATTTCACTAGCCACTTGAGCGTCGTCGTTCCAATAGCCGACTTTTGTCATGCAATCTTTAAATAATTTTTGTAAATTATCTGTGTCTGGTTTCGTCGTTTTATACTGCCCGTCGTATGCTCCTTTTACCATCGAGAAGCACCACTTGACGGTTAGACGAACTGCGCCTTGTATTTTATCTGGGGGAACGTGACGCGCAAGCAAACCTTCAAATTTTGCTCTTGCATTTTGCAATTCCACCGGCTCATAGAATACCGGCTTGCCATTTCGGACGTTTACCTTTTTTTGCTGGTGAGTTGTCGTCGGAATTTTTTCCATCGGTAAAAAGAATTCAATCATATTATTCGTCCTCGTAAAATACAAATATCATGACATCTTCACCTAAAGTTTTGATCTCGGTATTAACCCAAACCTTTTTTTCTTTTTCGAGCCATTCTAAAAAAAGATTGACTTCCGTTTCAAATTGCGAGAAGAATCTCACGTTCGACTTAAAAAATTTTACTTTCATATTCTACCTTTTCTTTTTAGTTTTTTATTTTAGCTTTTCCATACGCGCTTAGTCCATGTTAGGGGACATGGTTACAGGGTTACAAGGGGCGGATGCATAGCCCCCTTGTTCCTGTTCATGTACTCATGGACTGTCAGGGACATTTCTCAAATATTCTTCTTTCGGAGAAAGAGAATATTCTGTCCCTCATTTTGTCCCTAGGGACATTTTCGATAAACAATCGAGTTTGTCCCTCATTTTGTCCCTCAAATTGACTTTATAGGGACACGGACATTTTCGATATTTTGTCCCTTGTCCTCAGGGACATTTTCGATAGACATAATCGAATTTGTCCATCGACTTTGTCCTTGTCCCTCATTTTGTCCCTAGGGACATTTTCGATTATTTTTTGTCCTTGTCCTTGTCCCTAGCTGTCTGTTTTTGCTATAATTTCTTTGTTTTTGACTTCAAAATTGCCATTATTTTTTATCCATCTGCGAATTGTTTTTTCGCTTACCGGTTTATCTTCTGTTGAAAAATAATCGATTAAATCATCAATTGTGACGGAGCTCACTCCATCATAAATAGCTTCAATAGCTGTTTCGATTTTTTCAGAACGCTTTTCGGTCCGTTCTTCTTTTGTTAATTTCTTATCGAAATTTTTCTTCCAAGGCGAATTTTTCACGTTTATATCTTCACCTAGCTGGATATCTGCAAGCACGCCGGAATCGTCTAAGAAATGCACCGGATAAGAGAACCACATATTCACCGGTTTAAACTTCGCGAACTCTCGAAGCGTACCTTCAACGCGCCACGCTGTCGATATTTCAATCGCTCGACGTGTGTCATTGATTTTATCGACGTAAGGAGCACGTTCTAGCACGTCTTGAATTCCTTTTTCAAAGTGTGCTCTCATGCTGCTAGCGTTATATAAATCGTCAAGACTGACGTATTGCTGATAATATGTATTATTCTTTTCTTGTAAGGCTTCTTTGTAAATTCTGCAAGCCGTATGATTGATACGCTGCGTGTATAATTCTTCTGTGACTTCTAATTCCACTAAGTCAATCAACGCGTCAGGATCTCGAGCGAATACGCCCGAACCACTAGCACGGTCCATTGACTTTTTACCACTCTGCGAACCTTTTGAGTGGTGATGGCAATAAATAACCGAGCACCCGAGCTCTGTCGCTACTTTGTCGAATTGATTGGTAAAGTGTGCCATCTGGTCCGCGCTGTTTTCGTCACCCGTCAAAACTTTATAAATCGGATCGATAATAACCGCGATATAATTCTTTTTGAGTGAACGTCGAATTAATTTCGGCGCTAGCTTATCCATCGGTACGGTCTTACCGCGTAAGTTCCAGATATCGATATTTTGTAAGTTGTTCGCTTGCAATCCCATTGCCTCGTAAACGTCGCGGAAACGGTGCAAACATGAAGCGCGATCCAATTCAAGATTGACATATAAAACTTTTCCTTGTGTGCAATTCCAATTCAGCCATTTTCGACCTTCAGCGATTGCGATAGACATTTCAATTAAGCTAAACGACTTCCCAGCTTTCGACGGTCCAGCTATCAGCATTTTATGGCCTTGTCTAAGGACTCCTTCAATTAATTCAGGGGCTAGCTCTGGAAGATTGTCCCAGCTATCTACCAGCCCTTCCGGATCAGGTAAGTCGTCGTTCAAGTCCTCGATATACTGATACCATTCTTCCCAATTTCTTTTTCCGATATTGATATCGACTAAGAATTGCTTTTGTCCATTTCGCTCGAATCCCGGCATACGGGACAAGCGCGACGGATTGCGGTTTTGTGTATCGACTGATATCCCGTTCTTTTGGCATATCTTATATAAGTAGTCAACGCGCTTTCGGTATTCGTCATAGTTGCCCGCGTCCACCTTTACGATAGCGTGTAAGGACTTGTTCCCACTATATACAAGAGCAGCAATAGGAAGCTCAAGTTCCTTGTAAATGGCGTTTTGTTTTTCTACGCTCATGCTGTCCGATTCAACAAGTGCATATCGGTAGTCGGTCACGTTCTCGTTTTTTGCACCCTTACCATCGAGCGGATTGAAACGAATCCACGCGCCGGCTTCTTGGTGATAATCTCCGAGGACTGCCCCGATATCGCCGTTACATTTACTAAGGGCTTCAATTAACTGTCCGGCTGTCCGGTCATACGCTCCTTTTGTTGGAAGCCATTTTTCAATTTCGCCCGTTTCGTCGTTTACTTTTGGATAGCTTTCCGTGACATATCCGACATTTTCGGACGATTCAAACAAGGCTTCGAGGTATCGGATAATTTCTTGGACTGGATTCCAGTTTGTAGGCTCATGAATCTCTTTACCTTCAATCCAGTTTTTATCGATAACGCGATAATCTCTGTCAATGGTATCGTTCCAGTCTAATTCGTGAGCGCCTTCGCTATCGCTTGAGTACGGATTCACCCAACCGTGATCTTTTGCAAGTTGGACGATTGTCCCACCAGTTACAATCGAGCCCGCTTGTTCGTTGAAAGTGTCCCACTTTTTGAAACATTCAAATTTGCGATACCGACTATCATTTTGCGACCAATTATCCCAATCCGACGCGGTATATCCTTCATGTTTTAGAGCCATCCCGACGTTTATCCATTCTTGATAGGATAAAATGGCCGGGTTGATATGCTCTAATAACGGTAACAAGTCAAATTCTCTTTCGTTGTTCATTTTACCCTTTCTTTCCATTTCTTAACTTGGTATATATTCCCTTGCAACAACGCCTCTTGGTAATCTCCACCCGTTCGCTGCTATTCGGTCAATCATATTTCTAGCACTTTCAAACGACCACATTCCGACGTTTTTAAAACCTCGACTTTCAAGGAAGCGAATCTGTTTCGGCGTAGTCAGCCCCTCATTTTGACGTTTATTCAAACGGTCAAGTAATAAGTTAGCTTTCCCAGCGTTTCCGACTTCTTCGGTAAAAATACCGTACTTTTCGAGTGCTCGGAGTTGTTTTTCTGAAGGCGGGGACATTTCCCACCCGAAGCTAGGGACATAGCTCGATAGGTCTTCAGCATGAATTGACATTTCAAATTGAAGCGGATCAACAAGTTTTCGTTTCCGTTTCCTCATTTCCGCAAGTTGTTTCGCTAGTGCTTCTTCGCGTTCTGCCACGACGTCTTCGGCGCTCTTGACTTCCATCTGCTCAAGGTCAATCACGACGCCCGTCTCTTCTTCCATGTTTTCGACCATCTTTTTAGTCACTTCAGGGCTTTCACAAATTAAATAAGCTGGTCTGCATAGTTCGTGCCGTTCTGTGTGCCATAAAAAGTCTAGTAATAGAAGCTCGTCTTTTCCGGGAAATAGACGCGTCCCACGCCCCACCATTTGAGAATAGAGCGCCCGAACTTTCGTCGGTCTTAATACCACCACGCAATCGACTGAAGGGCAATCCCACCCTTCCGTTAATAGCATGGAGTTACAAAGAACGTTATAACGTCCCTTTTCAAAGTCTTCGAGCACTTCTGCCCGGTCTTTCGATTCGCCGTTTACTTCAGCAGCTTTAAATCCTCGCTCGTTTAAGATATCGCGGAATTTTTGGCTAGTCTTCACAAGTGGAAGAAAGACGACTGTTTTCCTATCCTTGCAGTATTCAGCCATTTCATCCGCAATTTGTACCAGATAGGGATCGAGTGCCGTTCCGACGTCACTAGCTTTAAAATCACCAGCAGACATTGAAACACTTGACAAGTCAAGGTCAATCGGAATTGTTAAGGCTTTAATCTTGGATAGATACCCGTCTTTAATTGCTTGCACTAATGAGTATTCATAGGCTAGACTGTCGAAGTATGAGCCGAGGTTCTTCATATCCCCCCGGTCCGGTGTAGCTGTAACTCCCAAAACTTCCGAGTCTTTAAAATGGTTTAAAACTTTTTGATATCCGTCTGAAATAGCGTGGTGTGCTTCATCGACCACAATCGTATCGAACCAGTCAGGCGGGAATTGATTCAAACGTTTCTCCCGTTGCATAGTCTGAACCGAACCGACAACGACGCGATACCATGAACCTATTGAGGTATTCTCCGCTTTTTCTAGCGCTGTACCGAGTCCCGTCGCGGTTTTGAGTTTATCGCTTGCTTGGTCTAGCAATTCGGAACGGTGAGCAAGGACAAGGACGCGTTTTCCTTCTCTAACTTGGTCTTCGATAATTTTTGAAAAGACGACCGTCTTCCCCGTTCCAGTCGGAAGGACTAGAAGGGTACGTTTTCGTCCTTCAGTCCATTCCTTCTGAACGGCTTCCCGCGCCTCTTGTTGATAAGGCCGTAATTCCATTTATACCCCCTTAAAATTGTCCGGGATTGAATCCTTGCGCTGGTTGTTGGAATCCTTGTTGTGGTTGTTGATATCCAGCCATTGCTTGCCCCGGTTGTGCGTTCAATACTTTTGTATAGTCCACGTCTTCCGCGTAAATCATGTTTTTTACTTCATTGTATTTATTGCCGTTGTATTCACGGATTCCCACCTTACATACTCCGACTTTACCGATAATTGCGTTCCAGTCCATACGAAGCGGTTCACCTTTACGTTTTTGTCCGATTGAACCAAAGAATGCGGATAACATTCCCTCGGTTGAGCTATGCAAGAATAGGTTGTGAGTGAGTTCTTTTTCACCCTCGTTTGCTTCAATCAAAACGTGAATCGTTGCCTTGTTGCAAGCTGGTAACTTGCCCGGGTTTTGCGGGTTCGGTGTGTGACGTCCGCGGTCATAGCTTTTAACAGTATAGTAGTATAAACCTTCAGGTAATAAGACGAATTCAGAATCTTTTTGGATAGTGTCGTTCCAGTCATATTCGCGGTCAAAGTTGTTAGTATTGTTAAATTGTTGTTGTGTCATTTTTGTTTCTCCTTTTGTTTTAAAAATTATAAGTTGTTAGTGTTAAATGGCATTTCAGGGTTTGCGCGAACTTGGTTTTGAATAACCTCAAGTGTAGCGTCCCAATTCGCAACGATCATATCCCAATAATTGCTCGGGAAGTTTTCGATTGGCGTTCCCATCGGGAAGTGCCCGCGGATATATGCGACGTCTTGCAATTCGCTTTCTGTCACGTTATGCGGTGTCATTAAGTCGATAAGTGCTTGTGGTAATAAGCTGCTTGTTTGTGGTTGTGCTTGTGCTTGTTTAGCAACTTCGCGCTCTTGTTTAATATCGTCCGCGATTGCGTTTAGTGTTTCCGCAATTTCAGGTTGTTTCACTTCCGCTTGTACCGGTTCAGGCTGTGTCGGTTGCGGTGTCACTTGTTGAGTTGCGAAGATATGCGCGATACTTCCAAAATCGAACGGTAATTGATCCGGTAAGCCGTGACGGTTTTTTGCGTCCCACGCTGGGCGATGGTTGGTATAAATAACACGCTCTCCGCCTTGCGCTTTTTTCTTGCCGTCGTCAGTCGTCATGATAAACGTCTTATAATTCGCGAATAGGACCATATCCGCCCACTCTTTGACAAGCGGGGCTGTTTTCGAGCTTGTCTTTTGCCCGAGTTTTAATTCGTATCGGTCATACGCTCCCATTTCGTCCGGTTGCTCGAACTTCTTAATTTGAGCGTGAGCGGTTAAGACAACGTTGATTCCAATATCCACAAGCTCAGACAAGCTATTCAACAAGCGCCCGATTTCCTCTTGGACGTATGTATAACCCTTGCCCCACCCAAAATCTTCGATTCCGTTCTTTTGGTGCTGTGAGCAAACATAAGATACAGCTAGCTGCTCCGCCCAATCGATCGTGTCAATGACTAACGTTTTGCAAGCGTCCGAATTCGCTTTGATAAATGCGATCTCATTCTTTAGCATAGTCCAGCTTGTCGGCTTATCCATTCGAGCCACGTCCATATTATCAGTCGAGCCTTCCGTGTCGATGAATACCGGATTCGGAAATTGTGCTGCAAAAGTTGACTTTCCGATTCCTTCCGGGCCATAGATAACGACTTTTTGAGCCCGCGCCTTCCTTCCTCTTGTAATTTGCATTTTTTACTCCTCCTCGTCTTCATCTTCTGACAATAGCGCACGAAGAAAGTTTTTAATATGCTCGCGTTTCGCGTCTTCAATATATTCGGTTAAGTCTTCCGGCTCTTTGCCATCAAGTGTTTTTAGTATGTATTCTGCTTCGACGACTAAAATTTCACAATCGAAAGCGTTTGCCAATTTCTCGAATTCTTCAATTTGTTCTTTCGTTGCCGTTACGTCGTTTTTTGAAGCGTTGCTTAATTTGTCGGTATTTTTTATTGAATAAGCTAAAGCTCGACCGTTGTTTTTGTATTCCACTAAAAATCTTCCCGTTTCTTTATCTCGTAATACGACAAATGTTTCTGTTTTTTTCATAGTTGTTTTCCTTCTTTCTTTAATTAAAATCCGTTTTGCCAAGTTGGCGCTACTGTTTCTTGTGCGCCATTTGTTGCCCCGTTTAATAGTCCGTTTTCAAAATTGTTTGGTTTGACGCTGTAACCGTCCTCGATGATGACTGAGCACTCTCCGCCCGTTGAAACTCTTGTCGCGATAGCTTGCAATCCTTCTTTTTCAAGCCATGCTCCGAATTCTGCGAGGGTGATCTGGTCCATCTGCTCGAGCTTGTCAATGAGAACGAACCCACAATCAGGCTTCAATTTACGAACGATAGCCGTCGCGACTTGTAATTGTTGTGAACCGCTCATATTGTCCCAACGTTGCCCGAGATATAAGAGTTCGCCGTCGTCAACCGATAAGCCCGGAAGTGGTAAGTCCGCGTTCGTGAGTAAGTCTGTTTTTTGTTTGCGAATACCTTCGATAATAAGGTCTAATTCGCGGTATTGTTCACGATATACTTTCGCGTCTTCTTCCGCCTTGTCTTTGTCAAAATTCGCTCGAACTTTCAAGTTAATTTGTTCGATATTCGCGATACTGTCTTCAATTTCTTGTGTGGATTCGTCCACTAAAACGGAAACGTCTTTTCGTGCAATATCAAGGTCTTTTGCTAGTGCTTGCTCTTTCGCTCTAGCTTCTTCAAGCTCTTTTTCCAATCGTTTGACGTTTGCAAGAGTAAAATTATAATCGTTTTCGATAACGTCTAAATTTTGACGTTTACGGGCGTTTTCGCCATTGCGTCCTAAAATTTCTTGTTGCTGCTGAATCAATTCCGCAATCGAAACAAGTTCTTTCGGTGCGTCTGGATAATACGGTTGTTCTTTCGCAAACTTTTCTTTTTGGTCTGCGATCACTCCGATAGCATGACGCTCTTGATACTTGGCTTTTTCTTCCATTTCGAGCTGAACTAGTTGATCGCCTACCCCAATAATCTGTAATAAAGTTGTAGCCTTTTCCTTGTCGTTCATTTCCATAAACTTAGGAAGGTCAAGCGCTAGTTCTTCCACAAAACTATCAAGTAATTTTTGACCGGCTTTATTTCCGCTCGGATCAATCACTTTTAAATCGCTATTTTTGCCCTTGCGTTCAACAATAAGGCCATTCGATAACGTGATTTTCAGACTTGGCGGAAGTGTCGAGCCTTCGCGTTGTGCTTGTGATGGCTTGTACTTGTTACCGCCTAACGCCCACGCTATCGCGTCTAATACGCTTGTTTTGCCTTGATTATTATTTCCACCGACGATTGTCAAGCCTTTTGCTGAAGGCTCAATCTTGACCGCTTTAACGCGCTTGACGTTTTCAATTTCAAGTTTGTTGATTGTTACCATTGTTCCACCCTTCTAGTTCAAACCGATAGGAGGTTCAACGTCGTAAGTGAATTGCTTGTCAGATTTTTTTAGGTTCATTCGTGCAATTTCGTAAAAGTCCGTTGTAACTTCTTCTGTCGTTTCAACTTCTTTACTTTCATGCTTCATTGTAAAGAGCATAAGAACGAATACTCCTAAAAGCATAATTCCAACTCCGAGCAGTTGCTCGGTAATGTTTGGTTCTATCATTTTTCTTTCTCCTCGTTGATCTCATTTATTTTCTTTTGGTCTGAATATGCTTGTTTCCAGTATTTTAGCTCTTTTCTTAACTGTATATTTTCTTCTGAGAAAAAAAGAGCAGTTTCTTTCCAATCAACGTTTTTTTCTTCATAACTTTGTGACGCGAAGAAATATTTTGTTATTTTATCTAATAGCTTCATTTTTTCAATTCCTTTTTCCATTCTTTACTTCCTCGATATTGTAGGTACTCATCGAACCCTTTAATGGTGACTAGTTGCCCGTTATTCCGAAGGTGTTTTTGTTGACTAGGGAGTTTCTTCATTTCCCTTCTCATATCCCCAGCTTGTCGTTCAGTACAACCAAAGATATTTTTCAATTCTTTATCATTTGCGGATATTTTCTCGATGATAACGTCTTTTATTCGTACTATTTGAACTGTTTCCATTTTTTCCTTTCTGTGGTATAATTAAGTTAGATTTTTAAGCAAGCGCCGGATTTTCGTCTGGTGCTTTTTTTTCGTCCTTTTGTTCGTTTTAGTGAACGCCGTCCGTAAAAAAAATACCGAGTTGATCCTTGCTGAATCCGAGAACTGTCGCGACTTTTATTAATTCGTCCGCGTCGAACGAAACGATACCGTTTTCGCGTTTAGCATAACGGGCGCGGTCAGACCATCCGAGAGCCTTCGCCATTTCGTCTTGTGTTAAACCTTTCGCGATACGCTCCGCTTTAATTCGTAAATGATCTACTGACATATATCGGCCTCCTTCCGTTTTTTTAGTCGTTCTCCTTAGTGAACAAATTAAGTATATCTCACTTGTTCTTTTTTGTCAACACTTTTGTCAAAAAAAAATACATTTTTTATTTTTTTCGTATTATTTGTGCTTTTTTAAGAACGATGATATAATAGATTTTAAGGAGAGAAGGTGCAACAACATGAGAAACAATGAAGAAATTATCAACTTAATAAAACAATTATGTGATGAGAAAAATATATCTTTGAGCGAACTAGCTAGAAGAACAAACATGGCAAAATCTGGAATATCTCGTTATTTTAATAAAACTCGGACATTTCCACTTAATAGAGCGAATGAATTCGCGAAAGCTTTAGGCGTTACTCCTGAATATTTAATTGGAGTGAAGCCGGCTTCTAGCGAACCAGAATATACCACTTCCGACCTTAGAAAAATGGCTGAAAATGCAAAAACATTTGATGGTAAGCCGTTAAACGAAGATGATATTCAAGCCATACAAAATATTATAGAAATTTACTTGAAAGGTAGATAATTTATGACTATTGAGGAGTTAGCAGACTCTCACGGTGTCACTCTTGCATACTTCGATAATGAATTATGGCATAGGCCGGGAATTTACATTGAAGAAATCAATATCATCTTTATTAACCGTGAGTTGTCAGAGGACGCAAAGAAACGTGTCGTGTTTCACGAATTGGGGCATTTAAGCCATTCCGCTAGCCTTTACAAAAACAATTATATAAAGTGTGAAAATGAAGCTAATCGGGAAATGATCCACAAGTTACTAGAAGAAGAACTCGCTTTATCAGACGACTGTCATTCTTTCAACTATCTCGCTTTTATGCAAAAGCATGAGCTAAAAACTGTAACAGATGAATTAATGGTCATCGACGAATATTACGAATTAATAGGATAAAAAATGGACTTTAATAAAATAAAAGAACTAACCAAAAACGCAATCGATAAAACAGCAGAAGGCCTTAATAAAGCTAACGACATGAGGAAAAAAGCAGCGCTAGAAACAAAAATAACCTTGCCAGCAAGTAATCAATTCTCTAGCGCTGCTACTATCAGAAAAACAGTTGAAGGCCAATATTATATTGGTTTATACTCAGAAACTCCCGTACTTTATGAATTTGAAAACTTTAATTTTTCCGGCTCTAAAATCATAGAGCATACAACGACTACGGGCAAAACAACACAAAAAGGCAAGAAAGCTAGTACGCTTACTGGTGCTGCGATAGGTACGGTTATAGCTCCCGGACTTGGAACAATCGTCGGAGGGATGGTAGGCGCTTCAGGTAAGAAAAAAGGGACTATCAATTCTACGTCTGTTACTACTCAAGAAGAAAAGCCGGGGGCTGCTTCTATTTCTCTTAGAAATGTAAATACTGGTGAAATAAAAACTATTTCGACTAAATTGACACAAGGGCAAGCGGATAACGTGGAAAGATTCTTTCAATAAAAAAATCCCACGTTCTGAAAAGTAATGAGGTAAAAATAAAATGTGGATTGAAGACTTACCGAGCGGAAAATATAAATTTTTCGAGCGTTACAAAGATCCATACACCGAGAAATTGAAAAAAGTATCGGTCACAATGGAAAAGAAAACGCCACAAGCAAAAAATCAAGCTGCGTTACTTTTACAAGAAAAAATTAACAAAAAATTAAAAACGAATAACGTAAAAAGTGTAACTTTCGGGGAAATATACAGTCTTTTCTATCGACAATGGGAGAAAACAGTCAAAGAATCAACAAAACATACTTATTTATTCGTCGATAACATTATAAAAAAAGAAATAAATAATGATATTCTTTTAGTAAATATAGATAGACGTTTCATTCAAGAAAAACTTGATAAAATTCTCGAAGAAAAATCTTATCAAACAGCAACTCGCGTCCGTATCAGATTGAAAAATATTTTTGAGTATGCTCTTAATTATTCTTATATCGATAATAACGAAGTAACTTTTACAAGTGTTCCTAAACCACCAGAAACAATCGAAGAAATAGAGCAAAAACGCGAAAAATTTCTTACAATGGAAGAAATTAAAAAACTGATTGATTCATTAAATAGTAAAGTTTACAATCAAAAATACGGGGATATGGTCCTCGTTCTAGCTCTTACTGGTATGCGTTATGGCGAACTTGTAGCCCTCCAGCTAAAAAATATCGACTTTCAAAATAAAAAAATCGAAATAGCCGGAAATTTTGATTCAATCCATAAGATTAAAACAATCCCAAAAACAAGAAAATCAATCCGGAATATTAAAGTTTCGGAAGCAGCACTCGAAGCAATTAAACGTCAAATAATACGACTAACGGAACGCTTCCAACCACTAACGGATGATGATTATATTTTCTGTTTTGACGTGTGGAATAGCCCGATAACGTTACCGACTTTTAGTCAAATTATAAAAAAATACGGCGCGATAGCCGGGATAGAAAAGAATCTGTCAAGCCATGTTTTTCGACATTCTCATATTTCGTATCTAGCAGAAGCCGGCCTTCCTATCAAGTCAATTATGGATCGCGTCGGTCATGCTAACGCAAAAATGACGCTCGAGATATATTCTCATACGACTAAAGACATGGAAGATAGGCTTGTAAAGACTTTAGATAATATTTTTTAATTTCTGCCCCTTTTCTGCCCCTTTTCCATTCAAAGACATAACAAAAACCCTCGAAAACATTGATTTTTCAAGGGTTTATTTTTATTTTTTAAATGCCAGTCTCGTTTCTAAACAG